CGCGCGGAGTCGACGTACCGCGATTGGCGGGAGAAGGATCCGGAGTTCCGGGGTCAGGTCGAGGCGGTTCGTGCGGTGCATCGTCGCGGCGACTCGAAGGAGGTTCCGGATTTCCCCGAGTTCTGCGAAAAGTATTTGGGACAACCTCTCTATCTTCATCAGCTTCAGTGGCTGGATTTGCTTGAGGGTCGCGAACCTCGTTCGCTTCATCCTGCACAGCTTTACGAGAGAGGTGATCCGCATTTTATCCTAGTGAACACGCCGCCGGAGCATGCGAAGACGACTACGTTGAGCATCAACTATGCCGTGTGGCGGGTTTGTAGGGATCCGAATGTGCGGATCGCGTTTATCAGTAAAACGCAGGCGATGGCAAAGCAGATCATGTACGGTGTCAAGAACCGTTTGACGCATCCTAGGTATCTTCAGCTTCAACTTGACTTCGGTCCGCCGGGCGGCTGGAAGGCCGACGCGGATATTTGGTCTTCCGACCTGGTGTATTTGGGCCAGGAACGGGACAGCGGCGAGAAAGACCCAACCCTTAGGGCACTCGGTATCGGCGGCCACATTTATGGGCAGCGTATTGACGTCACATTTGTTGACGACGCTGTGGTTCTTTCCAATGCACACGAATTTGAGAAACAGATCCGCTATTTGCAGCAGGAAGTGTTGACGCGTGGTCATCCAGCGAGTGTTCTCGCCGTTATTGGGACCCGCGTCGACGCGGTCGACCTGTATGCCGAGCTGCGGAACCCGGAACGGTACCCGTCTGGCGAGTCCCCTTGGACGTATCTGACGCAGCCGGCGGTGTTGGAATTTGCGGATGACCCGAAGGATTGGGTCACCCTGTGGCCAAAGGCTAAGGATCCGTGGCCGGAGGAGCTGGTGGCGCCTGACGAGCTGGGATTGTTTCCCAAGTGGGATGGCCGCCACCTCTCCAAACGGCGTGGTCTACTCGCGCCGAAAACTTGGGCTCTTGCCTACATGCAGGCAGGTATCGCCGAGGACGCCGTTTTCCGTCAGGAAGTTGTGCGGGCGGCAGTGAACGGTAGACGCCAGCCTGGCGTGATGATTTCAGGCGCGGTCGGGCATCGGCCGACGGGCATGGACGGGTTGTATGTTATCGGGTCGATGGACCCGGCGATGGTGGGCGACACTGGCGTGATCGTGTACGCGGTGGACAGGCACGCTAAGAAGCGTTACGTCCTCACGGTGTATAAACAGCCGCGGGCTTCCCCGCATTGGATACGCCAAACCATCAAAGATTTGACCGACGCGTACAAGGTTCACGAGTGGCGGATTGAGAAGAACGCCTTTCAGGCGTTCCTGACCCAAGACCCCGAATTGCAGGAGCAGTTGGGGGCGCTCGGTGTGCGCTTGAGTGAGCATTACACGGGTAAGAACAAGTGGGACGTCGACTTTGGCGTTGCCTCGATGGCGACCGTCTTTGAGAACGGTTTCATCGAGTTGCCGGCCACACATTCGGTCGAGGCTGCGAAGCAACTGGTTGAGCAATTGATCACCTGGGCTCCGGAGACGAAAAACAAAACAGACCTTGTGATGGCGCTGTGGTTCGCAGAGATTCGAGCCAGAGAGATCATCCAGGCCAACAGCCCTGCTAAGGGTAAGAACAACTTCGTAACCAACCGTTTCGCGACTCAGCGGGCACGTTCCCGGCAAGTGGTCGTCAACCTAAATGACCTAGCCATCGCGGCTAGGAGGTGATTTTGCTCAACGCTAAAGCCATCGCGGATCACCTCCGCGAGCAACAGCGGCGCCAGCTCGCCCGTGACGGCCGCTGGGACAACGTCCGCTCAGCCCGTATGGGCGACCTTGCCGAGGTTGCGCCGGACATGTTCTCCGACGAGTTCCCCCGACCGATCGTAGCCAACTTTATCGATACAGTTGCGAGGGACCTGGCCGAAATGGTCGGGCCGCTCCCGGCGTTCCAATGCGGCTCTGCCTCCATGCAGTCGGATCAGGCGCGAAAGTTCGCCGATAAGCGAACCAAGATCGTTCAGAACTACATTCGCGAATCGAAGCTTGACCGGCAAATGTTGGAAGGCGCAGACCATTTCAACACGTACGGCCTGGCCGTCTTCTACCTAGAACCCGACCTCGAAACACACATGCCCA